CCAAATTCACAATTTTGGAGAATATCCCGAAGAACTTCACGTCCAATAGGAGAATCAAATAATGCACGATATTTATCTTGGATTCCTTCCCTGGGATTCTTTTCTCCTAAATCAAATTCAGCCATTATTCCTTAACTCCTCCACCACCACCCATAATCATTTCCATTGGACTTCCGGGTTGAACTTCTTTGCTCGTTCTTTGAACAACCTTCCCGATTTCCCCTGCGGCCTGAATACTCTCTTCCATTTCTCTTTTTTGTTGTCTTACTTGCCTAATCTTATCTCTCTGTTCATCACTATTTAGACAATTAGCGGGGAAAGAAATAGAATCAAGCCCTTCCCTGATTATTTGACTTATATTAACTTCATCCATCGATTCGGGAGCGATCTGCTGCATTGAACCAAGAAATTCAAGGCCAGCCCTGATTGCCTGATATTTAACAAGCCTTTTTTGAACTTGAGCAAGTGGACCTACATAATCTATTTCTATTTTTGTTTTTCTACCTTTTCTTGACAAAAGTAAAATTTGCTCTTGAAGCAAATCGGGTGGCATAGGGATCCTTCTATTTCGATCTTCAATCGCAAATACTCGGTCGTGTGTCGGGTTATATGCTTCACTTCCAAGCCTACCGGTTCTTATGCTCAATACGGTAGCCTGCTCTGCCTGCATTCCTATCGTCTGGGTTGCCGTCAATTCTACTTTCTCAAACGCCGCTCTATTCAGCATAAGAAAGAAATCTACATAAAAAAATTCTCTGATAATTTTGTCTGTCCTGTCCTGCTGGTCTATCCCATAGGGAAGTTGCATATTTGTCAAAAGAGGTTCGGGCTTTTCTCTTTCCATATTTTGAACGAATGTGGTGGCTCCAGCTTCTTTAAAGATTTTTCCCCTCATCGACTCGACAGCAACCATCGGTCCATCAACGGCTTTATGTCCGGCGATTAAGTTAGTTTTTCCCTGCTGATTCCCTTTCATAATTTCAATATAAGCATCCCACGATGGAGAGCGCCCACAAATCTCGTCATTATTTTTTCTCCATCTCCACGTTACGGAAGGGAGTTCTTCATAACCATCCTCCCCTAAAATTTCATTTTGCTTATCCATTATAATCCAATAAGAGGCAACGGGCATATTTTTATTATCAATCCTGTATGGACTAATATCTCGTCTTGGAAATGTCGCATGGAGAACCTCCCTTTCTTCAAAGGGATTTCTTTTAAGCATATTTGTAAGGTCCAAGAATATTTTTGACATTCTCTCTATCGTGAATTTATCAATGAGGTCTCGTAGAGAAATTTTATAAACCCTAAAATAAGTATCAACGACTCCATACCTATCTTCGGCAAAATAACCTTCCCTGAAATGAGGGCAAGTAAAAACTATCCGATCTTTTTTTAAATCTTCCTCAATTAACATCGTGGACGTTCCAATAGAAACTCCGTCCTTAATAAATTCAGGAATGACATCATAAAAGTTTGATCTCAGAAAAGCAGACCACGTAACATCCTCACAATCGGTTAACCATTCTCTTACCTCTGGATATTCATCCATCCTTTTCCCAGACCATCCCCTCATCCCAGATGTTCGGGGAAAATTTAATTTGCCAGGCAATGTATATTTGTACCAAATAAGAGAAGGAGTGGCCGTATATCCACAAAGACCATCGGTCAAGATATTGGCGGCGCTAATCGCCGTCCCATCATAAACATCGATTCCAGTTTTCAATCCCTTGTTTATGTCTTTATCGATGATTTTTCTTCGGCTGTGATTGACGTACTTAATTACTTCGTCGATCTGGGCTTCATAAGGCTGTCGTATAAGCCTTAGGATGGCCAGATGATCCGTTATCTCCTTTGCTTTTTCCCGGTCTGTTTGAAGATTATCCAAGTTTTTCCTTTAAAACCGTTGGTGCTTCGGTCAATCCTTCCGGCCCCGTTTTTATTGTGCTTGCCATTCCTTTTCTTTTTCTTATCCGTTCCGCCTCTCTTGCAGCAGCTTCTTGGGCTGCTCTATCATCCGAAGTAGAAGGAGGAGGAGGCGCCATTATTGGTTCCGGCATTTTGGGTTTACTGAATATTGATGCCATAAGAATCTCCTAACTCAATCCAAAGGTTAACGGATTATATGGCTTATCTCTCATCGAAGAAAACTGTCTCGCCATATCCCGGATCGGATCGTCAAATGCTTCCGGTAAAAACCTTACCGCTATATCAAAAAAGTTAGTGGCATGATAAAAATGATCTGTCCCCAACTTCCGATACCGATAAGTCTTCGTTCCCCTTTTTTCATCTTCTTCAAGGATCTTAGCCATGTTGCTCAACTGCTTCGCATACTCATCAACTTGAGGACATTTTCTGGGAAGGATATACTCTCTTTTTTTGATCGCATGGTTGGTCATATCGCATAGTTCAGTCCTTGCTATTTTAGTTACCTGGACCCCCTCATCGGTCCTTTGACCTTCCCTGACTTTATCCATCTCATCACATAGATAAACTGGGAATCCGGCATCCTTCTGCCATTCCCTCGCTTTCCTTGTTTCCGGTTCATAATCAATTGCACCCTGAGTAACGCCATATCTTCTCGCCAACTCAACCAAATCCTCAAATTCCTTGACTTCTCCCATCCAGACTATTTTCTTCTTACCAGTTCCATATGGCTTTTTCCCAATAACTACATGAAGGGTTTTACCAACATCAACCCCCATCCCACAAGGCCCCTGATCTCTTGAAGATAAAATATCAGGACCACAACAGGCCAAGACATCGTTTATCGAAAGCCTATTCTCGGCAGCAATATAGGCCATTCCAAGAATGGAGTTATAAACCTCGGCAATATTTCCATCGGGAGGATTTTCAAATTGACGGAGGATTTCCCCAGGATCGTTTCTTAAAGAATTTAACCTTGAAATCCATTTTCCCTCAAATTCCTTTCCTGAAAATTGTGCCACCCATTCTCCGTCTGAAGGATTTAATTCATGTCCACATTTCACACAAGCCCGATATGCCTTGCCATTTTTGAATTGAACACTATGAGGAAAATCCATTTCAAGACAACAATCTTTGTTACAAGCCGGACACTTAATAATCCACCACTGCTGATCGGATTCATTGTAGAGTTTGTCTATCCCAAAATCAGGAATGGTAGGAGTTGAAATATAAACCTCCTCTTTGATTTTTGAATCCCCCATACGCTGGAGGGCTAAGTAAATCATGGCCGGATCCATTAAATCTACTTCATCAAAAACTACCTTATCAACCGGAATGGATCTCAACTTAGAAGATTCCTTCTTCTCATTCTCAACCTTTTGTGTCGCCCTCGCACCACGAAGATAAAGAATCGCCTTCCCTATTTGTTTGACTTCTGTTGAATTTGTATTCTGAACATATTGACCAATCACTCTTTGATTCTCCCTAATAAGAGGATTGAACCGAGTCTTAGAAAAATCAGAAACATCATCTCCCGTTGGGAAAAGATATAAAACGCCCTTCGGATAATGACCGTAAATCATTCCATGTAATGTCCTAAGAACTTCAGATTCAGTAAACCCTAAAGAGGTCGCCTTTTTATAAACCCTCTTCGTGCAATGAGATTGCATTACTCCAATCTGGTATTCTCTCGTCTTCTCCGTAAACTCCTCTGAATGAAGCCTTATCTTGTTAAACCACGCCCAATACCAAGGATCTACCGAACATAAATCCCCATTGGTTACTTCGGGTGTTTGATCAACCATTCTTAAAACCTACCTCCGACCGCACATAACAAACCCATTATAATCGCAAAAAGACTAACTAAAATACAAAAATTCTCAGGTGGCATCATAACTTCCTTCCACATTGGGGACAGAAAATAATCTCAACTGAATTTAAGGGACCATTTAGAGTAACAAATTGACCGAATGGTCTATGTTCTCTCTCACACCAACACTTGGACTTCTCCTTTAAACCAATATTTTCTAATGCAGTCTTTAAAATTTTAATGCTTTTTTCTAATCCTCCTTCTATAATTTCATCAACAGATAATTTCTCCTTCGGCTCATGATGACAATGAGGGGAAGGAAAAATAAGAGATCTTCCATTTTTTAAATCCTCTCTACATTTGTAACAAAACCCCTCTCCACTCATACTCTCCTCCTTTTACCTATTGCGTTTACGTGAACATCGCCCGCTCACCAAGACTTAACCCCCCTACTAATAGTCAGATACCTACCCCATATCCTGTAAAAAAGGATTAACCCATTGATTTTTAAAGCTAAATAGATTAAATAAAGAATTTCCAAAATGGTAAGTTTCATAAAAATTGATGGCCTTATTGGCTCCATAGGGTTAATTGAGTAATATTGGGTGATCTTAAAATTTCTTTCTCGGTTAAAATATTCTCCAATCTTTCTTTCATATGAATTTCAGCATGACAATTAGAACAAACCAATAAACATTTATCTATTTCCCGCTTAACTTTTTCAACCGACCGATATTGTTTAAGTTTAGATATCTCACTTAATTTATTATTAGGATTCCTATGGTGAAATACTAATGCTTCAAAACATTTAGAGTAACCACAAATATTACAACCTTGGCTTTTTATTGATAAAATAAATTCTTTAACTTTTTTGTCTTCCCTCGCCTTTTTACTACCCTTTGGTCTACCACTCTTTGGAGTTCCACGCCTATAATGTCTTGGCATAATAAAAACCAAAATCCTTAAAAAATCGTAAGCACATAGGTGGATCTGGATCTATTCAACGGGGTGGATCGCTCCAGCCTCCCCCCATGCCTCTAAAAAAGAATGCTTATCGCCGGCCTGAATGATCTTAGTTGGCTCACGTTTGCACCCATCTATCGCCTAAACCCAATCAGAATAACGTCTGATAAC